AATAGCATACAATGAAACATCTGCAAGCTATGTAGCAGTTATCCATCCTTACGAGTTGAAACAGTTATTGATTAGTGTTTTGCAGAAAGCTGTTGCTGTTGAAAAACAAATAGATCAATACGAAAAAGAAAGAGCAATAAGGGAAGCATAATGAAAACTAGAATACACGTTAATCAGCATAGTATAAAAGCAAATGATAAAGGTAGTGACTGGCCTGTAATAACAGTAAAAGACTACAAGCAGAATCGTAGAGTTAATCATGCAGCTATAGTTGATGCTGATGGTAAAGCTTTAGCAAAAGTAATTTATTCACCAGACAATCCTTTACCTTGCGGTGCAAAGGTTTGGATTGAAACAGAACTAGAGGTAGTAACGATATGAGTAACGAGTATAAAGAAGCCCATGATGAACGTATAGCAGAGAGTGCCTACGAAATTGTTAGTAGTCTTACTGAAGAAGCTAAAGACAGAATGCTTGAAGAAATGTTAATAGAGTCAGCTTTAGAAGATGAAAGTTTTGCCTGGACTATTATGCATCAAAAAGATGTAGTGATTAAAAACGCACTATACAAAGTTAATATAGTAAGACTAAAGATTAAAGACTATGCAGATTGAAGAAGACAATAAAGACTTAGTTAGATGTGCAGATTGTAAAAAGCTTGGACATCCTTTGACTATGGTTTATATTTGGATTAAAACAATATGCGGTAGTTGTGCAAATAAAAGACTAATGAACACAAGGGGGTATCGTTAAACTATGATTATCTACAACTAGGCTGGTGTTGTAGGATGTTTGCACATAAAAGTGTTGACATAGTTAATCAGTCTCTATAAACTATACAGGTTTTTAACGCAAAGGAGTAATAAAAACATGTCTGTAATACAAGGTAAAGCTTACTGGGCTTCTATCACAACACCAAACACAAAGTTTGAACCAGTGTTTTCTGTCAACCTACTTGTTGATGAAGACGTTGCACAAAACTTTGCAAGTAAAGGTTATGGCATCAAACAGATGCAAGAAGGCCCTGCTCTTGTAATTAAACGTAAGGTAGCACAAAAGAATGGGAACCTTAATAAAGTTCCTAAGCTTATAGATACAAACAATCAGCCACTAGATGTCCTTGTAGGCAATGGTTCTGAAGTTAAAGTTCAGTATCGTGAATGGGAAACATCTAATCACTATGGAAACTTTAAAGGTCTAGACCTTCAAGCAGTTCAAGTAATAGACTTAGTTCCTTATGGTGGTGGTAGCGATGCAGCTGATGGTGCAGAGCTTGGCTACGAAGAAGAAGAAACGGAGTTTTAAAATGAGTGAGTCAGATATTACTGATTGGAAATATGTAGCAGAAAGTGGCACTTATGATGTTTCTTTGCTATCTCCTGAAGCGCAGTTTGCGTTTCAAATGCTAGTAGATCTTGATAAAAGACAAACTGTTATGAAAGAAAAAATTGCTAATCTACAAAAAGAATATGCAATTATGACAGCAGCTAGTATGTCTTTTAATAGTACTGTATCATCAAATCTTAACAAGGATGCATTGATTGATATTGATACAGATGAACCAGAACTTCCTGATACAGAAGTAGTTGAGGATACTTCAGAAGAAACCTAGCCTTCCTTTCGGGTCACCCTCCACTGCGGGGGGTGTCCCTCACTTCTTTTAATATAATTTGGAGAAAGCAATGGCTTTTGTTAAGTTTCATGTTGCATGTATAGCATGTGACAGTAGCGATGCTGTGAGTATAAATGATGACGGATCAGCAAAATGTTTTAGTTGTGGAACATTCTTTCCAGACTATGAAGAACCTGATACAGTTGTACAGAAACCTGTACATTTAAATGAAGTATATCGGAGAGAGAATATTACTATGTCAAGCCCTGTTATATCACAAGACTCTTATACAGGTGTTTTTGGAGATCTAAGAGATAGAGGTATCTCTGAAGATACAGCAAAGCATTATAATGTAAGAGTTACATATACTTCTGATGGAGAAATAGATAAACATTATTACCCTTATTATGCTAGTAATGAATTAGTTGCTCATAAGATTCGTAAAGTAAAAACAAAAGGGTTTACTAGCCAAGGCAGAATTCAAGAGGCTGAGTTATTTGGTCAGACTATTTGTAATCCTGGCGCTAAATACATTACGATTACAGAAGGTGAGTGTGATGCAATGGCAGCTTATGAACTTACTGGCAGCAGATGGCCTGTTGTATCTATTAAGAATGGTGCACAGTCAGCAGCAGCAGATGTTAAAAAGAATCTTGAGTTTCTTAGTTCGTTTGAAAATGTAATTATTTGTTTTGATTCAGACAAAGCAGGAAGAGATGCAGCCAAGACAGTTGCAGGATTATTCCCGCCTAACAAAGCAAAGATAATGATACTACCAGCAGAGTTTAAAGATGCTAATGACATGCTTAAAAAGGCACAGCATAAAAAGTTTGTTGATTGTTTTTGGCAAGCAAGGACTATTACACCTGCGGGTATTATTAGAGTATCAGAAAAGTTTAGTGCTTGGAAAGATCGTACAGAAAAAGAAAGCATACCTTATCCTTGGGGGCTACTTAATGAAAAGCTACAGGGCATTCGTAAGGGTGAGTTAGTAACTGTATGTGGTGGTACGGGTCTTGGTAAAACTAGTGTAACAAGAGAGTTAGAGCATTGGATTCTTAATAACAGTGAAGACAATATAGGCATCATTGCATTGGAAGAAGATTGGAGACGTACAGTAGATGGTATTCTTGCCATTGATTGTAATGAAAAGATTCATTTAGAGGAAGTCAGAGCTAAGTATACAGAAGAAGAATTAGATAATCTTTATCAAAAAGTATTGTCTAATGACAAACTTTTTATTCATTCACATTTTGGAATCAATACTGTAGAAGAAATCTTTGCAAAGATACGCTATTTAATTGTAGGTTGTGAGTGTAAATGGATAGTACTTGATCACCTGCATATGCTTGTATCAGCTTTGGAAGGTGGTGATGAAAGAAGGTTGATAGATAATATAATGACACAGCTTCGTAGTCTTGTAGAAGAAACAGGAGCAGGTCTTATACTTGTATCTCACTTGCGTAAGATAGAAGGCAATACAGGACATGAGAATGGTGCAGAAGTAAACATTAGTCATCTACGTGGTAGTGGCGCTATTGCACAACTGTCAGATTGTGTGATAGCCTTAGAAAGAAATCAACAAGCTGAAGATAAAACTGAAGCAAATACAACCAGGATTAGAATCTTAAAGTCTAGACATACAGGTGAAGTTGGTTTAGCAGGTAATCTTTTATATGATTCTATATCAGGAAGATTAGTAGAAACTGAGTTTACAAATACACTTATAGATGACATACCTTTTTAATGGAGCAAAGATGTTTTATACAGCAATTCAAAAGCAACAATTACATACAAAAAAAGAACAGTGTTATTTCTTAATAGAAAAAGATGGTACTGTATCAAGAAAAAAACACAGACAATCTTTAGAAGAAGATGAAATTAGACAAATAATTTCTCTTACTAAAGAAGGAAAGGAAGTGAAGGTTATTTCTAAACTTTTAGATTTAGCTGAATCTACAGTATACAGATACAGAAGAGAAGCAAATAAATGAACTTAGTTTTTGATATAGAAACAGACGGTCTCAATGCATCAGTTATCTGGTGTATTGTGGCTAAGGATATAGATACAAATCAAATTTATTCTTTTTCTCCTTCTAACATAGAAGAAGGGATTGAGTTGTTGGCAAGATCTAAAATACTAATAGGCCATAACATTTTAGGATTTGATATTCCTGTATTAGAAAAACTTACTGACATATCTTTTAAGAATAAAAAGATAATAGATACGTTAGTTCTTTCTAGATTAGCAAACCCTGAACGAGATGGTCACGGATTAAAAGCGTGGGGGTTTAAATTAAACTATCATAAAGGTCTTATGAAAGAAGAAGATTTTAATGAGTACACACCAGAAATGTTAGAGTACTGCATTAATGATGTAGAATTAAACGCATTAGTTTTTCAGGCACTGTTGACTGAGTTGACGGACTTTGGTGAAGAGTCTGTAAAGCTTGAACATCAAGTTGCTAAGATATTAAAAGATCAAGAAAATCATGGCTTTATGTTGGATGTAGAGAAAGCACATAAACTTTTAGCAACATTAAAACAAACTAACCAAGAGATTGTTGAAGAAGTACACAAAGTTTTCTTACCTAAAAAGGTTAAATTAAAAACGGTAATACCTAAGTTTAAAAAAGATGGAGCATTATCTAAACAAGGGTTGACAGAAGAGGAGTATGAATGTTATTCTAAAAAACATCCTACTCAAGTTCTTGCATTTGATAGATATAAGATACAAGATTTTAATTTAAATTCAAGAAAACAGATAGGCGAATATCTTCAGGACTTTGGTTGGAAGCCCAAGAAGTTTACTCCAACAGGACAACCTATTGTAGACGAGTCAACCTTAAATACAATAGAAAATATCCCTCAAGCCAAATTAATAAGCAAGTTTTTATTATTAAATAAACGTGTTGCTTTAGTAGATTCTTGGTTTAAAAATTTAAAGGGCAATAGAGTTCATGGGTATGCTGTTCACAACGGCGCTGTTACAGGGCGTATGACGCATTTTAAGCCTAATATGGCACAGATACCAGCTACCTACAGCCCTTATGGAAAAGACTGTAGAGCTTGTTGGACAGTGCCTGAAGGCCATAGATTAATAGGTATAGATGCAAGTGGTTTAGAATTACGAATGCTTGCTCATTATATGAATGATAGGAGTTATACAGATGAAATCCTTAACGGAGATATTCATACCGCTAACCAAAAACTTGCAGGACTTGAATCAAGAGATAAGGCGAAGACATTCATTTATGCATACTTATACGGGGCAGGAAATGAAAAGCTTGGGTCAGTGGTTGGAGGAAACAGAAAAGATGGTAAGAGACTTAGAGAATCTTTCCTTACTAATTTACCAGCACTTGCAAATCTCAAAGATAGAGTTGAACGAGCGGCTAAAAGAAGTTTCTTAAAAGGATTAGATGGTCGCAAAGTAACTATACGCTCAGAACATGCTGCTTTAAATACACTGCTGCAAAGTGCAGGTGCAGTAATTATGAAGAAAGCTTTAGTTTTATTTGTAGATTCTATTAAACATTTAAATGCTCAGTGTGTAGCTAATGTACATGATGAGTGGCAGGTAGAATGTTTAGAAAAAGATGCAGAAGAAGTAGGCCGTAGAGGAGTTCAAGCTATTAAAGATGCTGGAGTTTACTTTGACTTACGTTGTCCTTTAGATGGAGAATATAAAATAGGAGATAATTGGAGTGATACACACTAAGATTAACCCAAAGACAAATAAACCTTATTATTACAAAGATAATCCTGAAACTGTTAAAGCTAGGGATGCTAAAAGAATGTATGTTAATGGTAAAGAAGTATCAAAGAAACATCCTTTGTATAGACCTGGAAGATACAAAGGATTTACAGATGCAGCTTTTAGTTCTTTAGAAAATTATGAATCTTCTAAAGAAGGACAAGTATATGTTTTATGTAATCCTGCTTTTCCTAATTGGTGTAAAGTAGGCATGGCTGTAGATGCTCAAGATAGATTAAAACAGTTTCAACTTTCTTCACCGTATAGAGATTTTAAACTTCTTAAAATATTTAATACTGATGATAGAAGAAAGTCTGAAGCAAAAGCACATTCTTTTTTAGAACAGTACTATTTACGCAGAGGAGAGTGGTTTGCTTCTTGTCCAGAACAAGCTGCTGAGTTATTGGAAAATTTATTTAAAGGAAAACAACTTGAGTTATTCTAGCGACGGTACTCATTGGTATGATCAAGAAGGTAATCCTAAGTACACAATTATTGGAGCTAATGGAGCAGAAAGAAATACTACTCTAAGAGATGCTAGAAAATATAATTATGTTCCTTCTGTTACAAGTATAATGAACATTATATCTAAACCTTCATTAGAACATTGGAAGTTAACGCAAGCTCTCAAGTCTTCTGTTATTATTCCAAGAAAAGAAGATGAATCTTTAGAGTCTTTTATTTATAGATGTATACAAGATTCTAAAGATATAGGATTAAATGCTGCAAAAGAAGGCACTAAGATACATGACTTAATAGAAAAAGGATTTACAGATAATGTTAAGAGTACTCCTTATAAAATTATAAGAGAATATTTAGATGTCCATTATCCTAATCAAGAATGGATTGCAGAAGGTTCTTTTTGTTCTAAGCTAGGTTATGGAGGCAAAATAGATTTACATTCAAAAGAAGGAATCTTTATAGACTTTAAAACTAAAGACAATATACTTAATAAAGAACCGTCTAAGTTAGCTTACGATGAATATGGTATGCAGTTATCTGCTTATGCACAAGGGTGTGGCTTTACAGAAAAAGCAGAGAGACTTTCAATATTTATTGATAGACAAGATACTAGTTGTGTTTCATATTATAAATGGGATGAGGATACTCATAGCAAGCATAGAGATATGTTTAATAATATTCTTTCATATTGGCAGTTAGTAAAAAATTATTCTCCTAAAAGCAAAGAAGAAGGTAATGAACATAAGTAAAAAACAAAAAATGAATAGTGCGATAGCTCGTTTAGTTCAGGAATGGCTTTATTCTTTATTGCCAGAGGATCAAATAAAACTTTTAACTCCTGAAAAAATTCAACAACTAATGCCTCAAGAACCTTATTTTTTTAGTCAAGGACAAATAAGAGTTAATGCATATACACTTAAATGGTTTAGAAAGAAAATTAAAAAGACTCTTAGAAAAACCAATAAAGACTTTAAAGAAATTTCATTAAATGAGATTATGAATGCGTAAACCTAGAGTTAAAAGACCAAAGGAAAAGAATATACCTAAAGGTTATGATTCTAAATGGGAACATGAGTTACATAAAAAACAATTAAAGACTTGGAGTTTACATAGTAAATCAGTCCCTTACATAATAGAACATACTTATTGGCCTGATTTTATTAAAGTTATAAATGGCAAGACAATTCTTTTAGAATCTAAAGGAAGGTTTTGGGATTACCAAGAATATAATAAGTATATATGGGTTAAGAAAGCTTTGCCCGATGATTGTGAGTTAGTATTTTTATTTGCTTCTCCTTATGCTCCCATGCCAGGAGCAAGAAAAAGAAAAGATGGTACTAAGTTTAGTCATTCTGAATGGGCAACAAAAAATAAATTTAGATGGTTTTCAGAAAAAACATTTCCAAAGGAGTGGATCGGATGAGTATTGACAATGCAACACCAGAAGAGTGGAACAATTTAAATAAAAAAGCTACAGAAAAAGATTGGGATGAGCCTAATGATCATCCTGTATATGGTGAAAACATATCTAGTAATCGTTTAGGTAAATCATATTCTAATTTAATAAACACTATGGTAGATCACCCAGCACATTATAATAATGGACATATAGAGTGCATAGAAGCTATTGAAGCAATGCTTACGCCCGATGAGTTTGTAGGATATTTACGTGGAAACTCTTTGAAGTATCGCTGGAGGTTTCGTTATAAGACTAAGCCTATTGAAGACCTACGCAAAGCTCGTTGGTATGAAGAGAAGCTTATGGCTTTTCTGATGGAGAATCAGGATGTCTTGGGATAGAAAAGCAGAACGAACTGAAAAGTTTAATAAACGAAAGAAGTCTAAAAATAAAGCACGTACTAGAGGGTATAGGCAGTCACAGCTAAGAGAAAAGGATGACGTTGATGATATTAAAAACTGGCAAGATGAATTATTTAGGGATAGAAATTGATTACGATAAAGAAAGTTTACTTACAGAATTTTCTATTCAAACATTAAAAGACAGATACTTTTGGGAAGATGAAAAATATGCTCAAGAAGCTTTTGCAAGGGCCGCTGTTTATAGCGCTACTTATCAAGAACATACTGACTTCAATC